ATAAATTATAGTATCACTTAGGGGTTCTATGATTATTGGTTTTGTAGGGTTAATTGGTTCGGGCAAAGATACTGCTGCGGATTATTTGGTTAATTTTCACGGCTTTAGAAGAGATAGTTTTGCCAGCACTCTTAAAGATGCTGTCGCACATGTGTTTGGATGGGATCGAACGTTACTCGAAGGACGCACAGCAGAAGCCCGAGAATGGAGAGAACAACGCGACGAATGGTGGTCTGCTCGTTTAGGCAAAAATATAACACCACGCTGGATCTTACAATATTGGGGTACTGATTTATGTCGAGTAGGATTCCACGATGATATATGGGTTGCAAGTCTTGAGAATAAGATGCGTAAAACAGGTGATAACATAGTTATTAGTGATGTGCGTTTTCCTAATGAAATTCGGGCAATACACAATTCAGAAGGAATAGTGGTTCGTATCAAACGCGGCGAAGACCCAGACTGGCTTGAATCAGCAAAATCGTATAACCGAGGTCCTAACAGAAACTCTAAATGGTCTTTAAGCAAAGGTAAGTTAGATAAACTAAAAATACATGCAAGTGAATATTCCTGGGTAGGTAGTGATATTGATTATACAGTAAACAATGACACCACAATAGATTCACTGTTTGATCAGATACATACTATTGTTAAAGATCGGGTACCAAGTCCCCCTGTCGCCAAGGCAGCTTGAGTTTGTGTAATATGCGTTGACAGTTAGCACACACTGTCTTGAGATTCGTATATCTACAATTAGTTGGATTACCATCAATATAGAATACATTAAACTGTTCTAAATATTTAGAAGTAAAGCCGCATTTATCACATGCGGTTTTCTTTTTGTATCCAGATTTCTGCCACAGTGGAATGCCATCCTTGCGTTGGTTAGCACAGTGGTCACATTTTGATCTATAAAATGCTCGACCTTCTTTATAGTAGTTGATAGCGACCGGTCGTTGCCCGCACGTTTTACATAGATTTCTCATTTACGCCCTTTTCAGTGCCCTTTTCACTTGTATTTAACCCCTTGTTTTTTTAAATACCTGCTAAATAACTCAAGTAATCCAATTAGGAGATATTACATATGGCAACATTACAATCAGCAGGCGTACAAGTACAAGTAATAGACGAAAGTTTCTATACACCATCAGCACCAGGCACCGTGCCTATGATATTTGTGTCTTCTGCACAAGACAAAACAAACCCAAGCGGAACCATTGCAAAAGGAACTACAGCAGCCAATGCCGGCAAATTATGGTTGATGACTAGTCAGCGTGATTTAACTGATACATTTGGTACTCCTAAATTCTATACTGATGCTAGTGGAAATTCTCAACACGGTAACGAATTGAACGAATATGGTCTACAAGCCGCTTATAGTGCATTAGGTGTTAGCAGCAGAATTTATGTTGTTAGAGCAGATCTAGATACAGCAGCATTAGTACCAACTAGTAGCGTTCCAGAAGGTGACCCAGTTGGTGGAACATATTGGGTCGACACCAACGCCAGCCGATATGGCATCAAAGAGTGGAATGCTTCCACTCAGAAATTTACTGTCAAAACTCCAGTTGTTATAAATGATGATTCTGGTACGGAAAACTTTGACGGAATGGGACCAAGCGACAATGTTCCAGGAACAGTTGGTACCTACTGCATGGTAGTTACAATGGATAACGAGAATCAATTGTATTATAAAACCGCCGGTGGTTGGGTAGCAGTAATTGACGGGTTTGATGGTGGTAAAGACGTACAAGTTAGTAGCCATTATAATGTTCCGACCTGGACTGGCTCTAACCTTACAGGAAGTGTATGGGTAACAACTACCCCACAAACTAATGGTGCAAATTGGATCATGAAGAAATACAATAGCACATCACAAGGATGGGATACAGTTTCAGCTAATATATACTCTGATCAAGCAAAAGCAAACTTTGGGTTAGATACCACAGGAGGAAAAGCAATACCTGTTGGAACCTTGTATATTCATGCTGTTGACTCCACCCAGGCCAAATTTAGATTATGGAGACGTTCTGCTTCCGGAGTTACTACTGTTATCAGTAATGCAAGCACCGTCGCAGATGGTGATACACTTACATTTGAAATCAGAGAAACACTAGTAGACGGCACATGGAGTGATTGGAAAGCTGGTTCAATCCCTGGCAATGCCGGTGTTACAGTTGGTTCACAGATTCCAGCAGCAATATTTGCAAGAGACATGGCTAATGTTTCTGCTACTTATAGTGCAACAACCAATCGAGTAACTATTACTCATACTCTTGGTGGATCATTTGAAATTAATGACAGCGACGGTGCATTTAGCGAAGCTGGATTTGTTACAGGTTTAACTAATATTACAGATGTTGTTGATGACACCAACGCCACATGGATGGGTTCCAATTGGAAACCATTAGTATATGAAGCAAGAGACAATGCTCCATACACAACTCCAGCAAACGGAACACTTTGGACTAGCGCAATTCATGATGAAGTTGATATCATGATTCACGACGGAACAACATGGGTTGGATTTACAAACGGCACCAGTGGCACAGATCCATTAGGACCTATCATTGCAGCGGTTGCACCTACAGAACAAAGCGACGGAACATCTTTAGCTAGTGGAGATGTGTGGATTTCAACAGCAATGATGGACAAGTATGGTAAAGATATTTATGTATATGACACAACTATTGGATGGGTTAAGCAAGATGTAACAGATCAATCATCCCCTGATGGATGGTTGTTTGCTGATGCACGTTGGGCAGATACTGGTGAGCAATCCGAGGCTGCATCAATTACCACATTGTTAACTAGCGATTTCTTAGATCCAGATGCACCAGATCCAGCGTTATATCCAAAAGGCATGCATTTGTTTAATACACGTAGAAGTGGCAATAATGCAGCTGATCCAATTAACCCACGCTTTGGTGATCAAGATACGTCCTCGTATTTTCCAGATCGTTGGGTATCTCAACACAATGTTGCAGAAGATGGTTCCGGAGTATTCGGACGTTATGCACAAAGAGCACAGATAGTTGCAGCATTAAAATCTACAATTGATACAAATTCAATTATTAGAGATACAGATACCGTTGTGTTTAACTTGATAGCCGCTCCTGGTTATCCCGAAGCGATACAGAATATGGTTGGATTTAATACTGATCGTGGTCTTACAGCGTTTGTCATTGGTGATACACCATTCCGCTTAAAACCAAACGGAACTGATTTAAGCGAGTGGGGTAAAAATACCAAAATTGCTTTAGATAATAACGATGATGGTGCGGTAACTCGCGACGAATATATGGCTCTATACTATCCAAGTGGTTATTCAAATGATAATGCAGGCAACTACATTGTTGTTCCACCAAGTCACATGATGCTACGCACTATCATTAATAGTGATAACAAGAGCTATCAGTGGTTTGCTCCAGCAGGAACACGCCGCGGCGGTGTTGATAACGCTACCTCAGTTGGTTATATCACAGACGAAGGCGAATTTAAAACAGCGGCACTATATCAAGCATTGAGAGATGTATTGCAAGACCCAGACGTTGCTATCAACCCAATTGCTACTCTAACCGGAGTAGGAATTGTAGCGTATGGACAACGCACTCGTGCAAGAAATGCCAGCAGCTTAGATAGAATCAATGTTGCTCGTTTGGTATGCTACTTACGTAGACAATTAGATCGTCTTGCAAGACCATATCTATTTGAACCTAACGATGCACAAACACGTCGTGAGATCAAAGCCGCAGCAGAAAGTTTATTGCAAGAGTTAGTAGCACAACGTGGTCTATATGATTACATTGTGGTATGCGATGAAACTAATAACACTCCTACGAGAATTGATCGCAGTGAGTTATATCTAGATATTGCTATTGAACCAGTTAAGGCAGTTGAGTTTATCTACATTCCTTTAAGACTGAAAAATACTGGTGATATCAAAGCTGGTTTATAATAGGTAAATAACATAGATTAAGGAGCATTTATATGCCAGTTGCAAGTTTAAATAGATTTACAGTACCAATCGCAGGGGCCCAGGGAGCATCTACCCAGGGTCTATTAATGCCAAAACTAAAGTATCGTTTCCGCGTTACATTAGATCAATTTGGAGTTGGTGAAGGGGCACCGAGCACAGAATTAACTAAACAAGTTATTAGTGTAAGTCGTCCTGACATCACCTTTGATGAAGTCACATTGGAAGTGTATAACAGTAGAATTAAGTATCTTGGAAAACACAAATGGGGCGATCCAAAATTAAAACTACGTGATGATGCTAGCGGAGTTGTTAGTAAGAAAGTTGGTGAACAACTTCAGAAACAATTCGACTTCTTTGAACAAGCCGGTGC